CCCCCACAATCGACGCAGAGCCTCCTGTAAGCCCCGTAGACGAGAGCGAACCCCCTGTCAGCACTATTGATACCCCTGAAACGCTCCTAGAGGCTCTGGATGCGTCCTCCGAACCGACCCCTGCGCAAGCCGCCCAGCTTGCCACCAACCCGCAGGTGCTTGCAGTAGCAAGCGCAGAGCAGGCTGAAGCCATCTTCGAGGCGTTGAATGTTAGCGAATTAGATAACACTCAGGTCGCAGCCCTGATCGAAGCGGTACAGGATGCACCAGCCGAAGTACGTGAAGCGTTTGAGGACACCATTGACATTTTTGGTGAAGGCTTAGACGACTATGTGCCCCTCGGATCCAACATCCCAGTCGGCACCAGACGCACACTTATCGCCGTAACAGCAGGAATAACGCTCGCAGCAGCAGGTACTAGAATACGGCGCTGATGCGTAAATTCTTGGATTTTCTGAGCGAGAACTCATGGACCTACGCCGGTTCTGGCATGGTGCTCATCACCTTGTCTGGGCCTACTCTCCGATCAGCCCTGTGGATAACTGGTGTAACATTGATCCTGCACTCAGCGTTATCCCTCTCCCAGAAAGACTGAAATGGACAAGCTCAAGAACATCATCTTCCGTATCTTCGCCCTGTTCGGCTCCTCGGCTTTGGCTGCGGTTGCTGGTGGCGCAATCATCGGTGTTGAACTGTGGAAGTCTGCTGCCCTTGCTGGCGTGATGGCTTGTGCACAGGTCGTTGAGAAGCTTCTCCGTTTCAGCGTGGATGGCACGTTGACGAAGGAAGAAATCGAAGCCGCGTTCTCTGGTGCTGGTGCAACGAAGAAGAAGGAAGAAGCGGCTGAATAATGGCGAAGGTGGACATCGCCAAACTTCCGATCATCAAGGTGAAGTTGTGCTCACACCTCAAAGGGGTGGAGCCAGGTGAATTGGATCCGAGCCTGCTTCGCAAGATTGAAGGCAAAGGTCAGTTGCATCATTGTGCGGCTGACGCATACGAGGCGATGGACGCTGCGGCTAACGCAGAAGGAATTGACCTCAGCCCGACTAGCCCAGCGGACACATATCGCTCGCTTGCGGTTCAGGAGTACGGATTCTTCCAGCGATACACCGACAACCCGAAGCCAGCCCTGATGAAGCAGAAACCACGCATCTACAAAGGCAAGGCGTGGTATCTGAAGAAGGGGATGGCCCAACTCGCGGTCCCTGGCACGAGCCAGCACAACTACGGCATCGCAATCGATATTGCCAACGCTTCGGGTGCACGGCTGGAATGGCTTGCGAAGAACGCGACCTCGTTCGGTTTCTCATGGGAAGTCCTCCCATCGGAGCCGTGGCATCTGCGTTACGTTGCAGGCGATGATGTGCCTGAGCGTGTGAAGGCTTGGAAGGAATCAAAGGGAGCTTGATGTGGACGCTGGGTGGGCTGTCTTTCTTAGTGCCGTTGTTGCTGGTGCTTTTTCTGTCATAGTCACCCTTCTCCAGAAGTTCAAGAAGGAGAACGCCTCAGATCATGAGGTTGTGATGGGGATGCTGAAGATGGTTTACAAGAAGCAGGGCAGCGTAGAAACCAAGATAGATAAGGTTTCTGAGAGGTTGACGGACCACATCGAAAACCACTAGGGTTTGCCTCTCTTAGGGAGGTGCTAGACAATGGCAAAGAACTTCAGTATGGTGGAGTTACGACTCATTCGCGACAGTCTTTTGAAGGTGACACCGGCAAGAGATCAAGCTGATGCGTTGTGGGATGTAATCGAGAAAATCAACGCATTGATTGGAGAACAGCGTGAGCAAGACAAAGGGAAGTCTGCTAACCGAAATAAAAGAAGCGCAGGGAACTAGCGGTCGCAGACCGCTCATCTTCGGTATTGCCGAGGAGTTGCCTGAGGAAGATCGTGACGACTTTTGGGCGGCGATCAACGACCACAGCATCTCTGCTGGGGCGATAAGCCGAGCGCTCGCGAACAGGGGAATCAAGTTGACCGCTGGGGCAATCGGTACGTACCGTCGAAAGGAATACAGTCATGGCGCTTGATCGAGAGATCCAGTTGGAAGCAGAGATCGCAGACCTTCGTGCAGCGTTGAAGACTGCACAGCAGAAGGAAGCTCGTGCGAAGAAGCGGTCCGATGACATGGTGGAGGCGGTGTATCAGGCTGCGCGTGACGCGGCTCGTGCCACCCCAACCCGTAAACCTGTCCCGTTCAAGAAGGACACCCGCAAAGGTAAGACTGAGGTTGCGTTGGTTCATGCTACGGACTGGCAGTTGGGTAAGCGCACCGTGTCGTTCGGTGTGTCCACACTGGCGAAACGGATCGAGCAGTTCACCGAGAAAGTGATGACGCTCACCGACATTCAACGCGCGGATCATCCCGTGAAGGAGTGCACTTTGATGTTTGGTGGCGACATGGTGGAAGGCATCGGCATCTTCCCAGGACAGGCGTACGAGGTTGAAGCACATCTGTTTGAGCAGTTGTTTGAGGCGACTTCGGTGATGGAAACGATGGTGGCTTCACTCGCTGGGTTCTTTGAGAAGGTTCATGTGGTGTGCGAGTACGGCAACCACGGTCGCTTGGGTCGCAAGGGTGATATGCCTGCTGGTGACAACATCGACCGTATGGCGTATCGCATCGCGTCTGAGCGCACAGCCCATCTGAAGAACGTCAGCTGGCAGATGTCATCGAACTGGTATCAAATAGTGAACATCGGTTCCTATCGTGCACTGCTGGTGCATGGTGACGAGATCAACTCGTTCGGCGGGAACACGCCAGCGTTCGGCATCCTGCGCAAAGTAAACGCCTGGTCCACGGGTGTGGTCGAGGAGTTCCAAGACTGCTACATGGGGCACTGGCACACCCCGATGACACTCACGATGGCCAACGCTGGTCGCATCTTCGTGACCGGTTCACCGGAGTCACACAACGAGTATGCCCGTGCGTTTATCGCAGCAGTCGGCCAGCCATCCCAACGCCTGCATTTCGTGGATCCTGTGAAGGGTCGAACGACAGCCGAGTACACAGTCTGGTTGGACTAATGAACCCTGATCCGATTACCACATTGACTGCTTCGTTGAAGAAGCTTCAGCAGGAAGTTGACCGTTGGAAGAACATCGCTGGCATCATGCACGAGTATCTTCAGGAAGGCGATCCGAAGGGTGCGAAAGAACACTACGAGGAGAACGTCAATGTCTGGGGATAGAACCATCGTGCTCGTCCAATGGGCCGACACCCACATGAGTGACGCAGGCTGGCTCGACCTAGAAAAGTATGAAGACGATGGCGAAATGCTGGTGGACACCGTAGGATTCCTGATACCGGTAGGGGAACCAGGCTCCAAAGATCAGCACGTCACTGTCTGGCAAACCCTTTGCAAGGGCGAAGGTATCCACGCAATCCATATCCCAGTGGGGATGGTCCGAGACATCAAGGTTCTTGACACAGCCTCGTTACACCCCTAAGGTAAACAGTCTGCAACGGAAGGAGAACCATATGCAGAACAGATACACCGAACCGAAACCACCGCACGGCAGCCAGGAGTGGCTGACAGCTCGATGGAAAAACAAGGACGGGGAAACCCGTGTGACCGCATCGGTCGCAGCGGTCGTCCACAACGAACACAAGTACACCACCCCAGCTGATCTCGCTGTTGAACTTCTCTCGGTGACACCCCCTGCACCGAAAGAACAGAACGATGCGATGCGACGAGGCACCATCCTCGAAGAACCACTACTCAGGTGGGCATCCGAAATCTTGGGCAAACCTATTACCGAACCCCATGTGCTGTACGCATACGACGAGGACGGTGTGCGGCTCCTGTCCACCATTGATGGGATGGATCCGTTAGGGGAGGTGTACGAACTGAAAACCTATAACAAGCGTTGGCAGGGACAGTTGCCACGTTATTGGTATTGGCAGGGAGTACAGCAGGCGATCTGCACTGACAGTCACGAAATCAATTGGATCGTGTTCGACTCGAATCTGGAACTGCATTTCCATACACAGACCGTGAGCAGTGACGAAAAGCAGATACACATTGACGCAGTTCGCCGGTTCCTCAGCTTCATTGACATGGGCATGATGCCAGATATCGCTGATCCAACCTACGACAACGCCGCCACCTTGTACCCACAGGGCATAGAAAACACCGTCGTCTTGGGCCATGAGATCTACGACACTTTAGAACGGTTGTCGTTGGCTCGTGAACAGAAGCGTCAAGCCGAACAGTTGGAGGAACAGTTGAAGGGTGAGATCGCGATGATCTTGCAGGACTGTGAGTACGGTGCCGTGGATGGCACGGTGGTTGTGTCGTGGAAGAACAGCAAACGCACCTCGTTCGACACCAAGAGATTTGAGGCGGAGCATCCAGCGTTGGCCGCCAAGTTCAAGAAAGAAACAACATTCCGCACTATGCGGATCGTCGCAAAGGAGAGCAAGTAATGAGCAACCTCGTGATTGCACCAGACCAGCAAGGTTTCACCCCACAGCAGGTGGCAACCTTGAAGCAGTTGGGTGTGGACAAAGTATCGGACGGTGATCTCGCCGTGTTCTTCCACCAGTGTGTACGCACAGGGCTGGATCCGTTCGCAAAGCAGATCTACATGGTGGGTCGCTGGGATGGTCGCGCGAACGCCACCCGCTACACCATCCAGACAGGCATCGACGGATACCGTTTGATTGCTGAACGCACCGGCAAGTACGCAGGCTCAGACGAAACCTGGGTCGAAGAAAACGGCAAGCCTGTCTCAGCGACGGTGACGGTCCGCAAGATCGTGGACGGACAGGTATGCAACTTCACTGCCACGGCACGTATCGAGGAGTATGTGCAGACAGGCAAGGATGGCAAGCCGATGGGGTTGTGGGCGAAGATGCCGCACCGTATGTTGGCAAAGTGTGCGGAGGCGCTCGCGTTGCGTAAAGCGTTCCCACAAGACCTGTCCGGTTTGTACACGGCTGAGGAAATGTCGCAGGCTGATAACGCTCCAGCTGCACCACAGATGGCGGAGATCCGTGAGATCAACCCTGTCGTGTCGGCAGACAATTTGGCACGGTTCAAGGCTGCGTGTGACGCTGTACCGATCAGCCATATTGAAGTCATCAAGACTGCTGGGTTGGAAGGCAAAGAGATTCGTGAGTCGGATATGCCTGCGTTGCGGGCAGCGTTCAAGAAGGTGAAGGAGGACTTGTTCTCTCCTATCCAGGATGCCGAGATTGTGGAGCCGTTCCCGAGTCGCAAGGTCGTAGACGTGGAACCGGAACCCGAGTTCGTGGAGGGCTACCCGATCCGTACGGTCGCTGATGTGGAGGCTGAGTTGGTGGATATGTTCGGTGCGAAAGAGGTTCCGGTCGAAGCAATCCAGTCGCATCCTGCGAACGGTAAGCCGAAGATCAAGGATCCGTCCGCACCTGCAACCGCACCACAGTTGGGTGTGATTCGCAAGATGGCACGGAACGTGAACATCATCACGAACGATGACCTTGCTTCACTGTGCACTGATGCGATTGGTCGCCCGATCAGCAAGCTGGATGACTTGACGAAGGGTGAAGCATCACAGATCATCGACACCCTCAACCCGAAATGAGTAACGACATAGTGCGCTTCGGGCACGAGATCATTCAGGATCTACTGCTGTTCCTGACATCGTTCTTACTGCTCAGGAGATAGTGCGAAGTGACTTTGGAACAGAACAGAAAGGGAGAATGTGAAGGACGCAAAGACAAGTGCGCGATCGCTGGATGCCCCAAGTTTGGAACTTTGGGACGTGAAGGCCGTGACGGTAAACGACGGGTCAAGGGATGTGGCGACCCTGTTGCGAGGGGCAGGAACGCTAGGCGCAAGGGACTGAAAAAGCAAAGAGATGCTCGCAAGCGTTTAGGAGTTGCGCCATCACATAAGTTTGGTGACGCAAATGAGGAACGCTGGCAAGACGAAATTTTTGCGAATGAGGTCAAAGCCGGTAAGCAGATACAAGCAGCGGTAAATGCTTGGTTGCGTATTGAAGCACAAGTAAAATCAAACGAAGCAGACTTTGGTTCTCGGCGCAAACCAGCGAGGGCAATACTCATGCCCGATGGCTGGGGAAATGAGGGATTGGTTATCGTGAGACTCTCTACGTGGGAAGATTTGGTTCGTCCCGCGATGGAGTGTTACTATCTAGAAAAATAAATATCCCTGCACAGGTTCAGCTGCCAGGGATTGACCGAACGATTGGAGTTCGATTTGAAGAAGTGTAGCAAATGCGGTTTGGACAAAGACCGATCCTTGTTTTACCAGCAACCATCAAAACCAGACGGTCTTCACAGCTGGTGTAAGTCGTGCAAAAAAGAATCTGATGTTCTTTATCGAAGAAATAATCTTGAACTCATCAGAACGAAACAGCGGGAACAGCGAAAGATGAAACGGAAAACGCACCCTGATCTTGCTAAAGATATGAAATTGAAGGAAGTCCATAACATTTCTTTAGATGACTACAAGCGTGTCCTCAAAGAACAAGGGGGAGTGTGTGCTATCTGTGGCGACCAGAATGGGCGGGTTGACCCAAGAACGGGGAAAAGAATGATGCTTTCCGTTGACCACGACCATACCTGTTGTCCGAAAAAATACAGTTGTGGCGATTGTTTTAGGGGGCTACTGTGTAATCGATGCAACATGGGGTTGGGTCACTTCAATGATGATCCACAGCTGATGTTTCGTGCTATTTCGTACTTGACTCGGTTGTTGTAAATAGGCGTAAGGATCACGCAAAGGGAACCCACTGTCACTGGTGTAGGTGTGATTCTCCCCAGCCGATCTCAAAACCAGTTCAACCTGTTATCTATGCAACGGGTCGGACTGATCGGCTGGGGCGATACCCTTTATTTGTAACCTGTTCGTCATCTTTGATATTCTGGGAGGGAATCGATGAGGATATTTACACGGCTTACAGCCGCACTCACGGTAGGGCTGATCGCCTTCGGCAGCATCGTTTACGCAGCCGAAGCCCCAGCCAACCCCCCGTTCCAGACCTATACCCCTCTCAGAGAGGCTCCTATTGCGTCTGAGAGGCTTCTGGAGGCACCCATCGTGTTCCGTCACGGCGACATCTCCTGGCTTCCCCAGTTGGCGGCTGAGGCAGGTTGGCCTGAGCGAACCTGGAAACGCCTCGGACACATCATCCTCAGGGAATCAGGTGGCTGCCCAAACCGTCGAGGCGGGGACGCAGTAAACAAGTTCTGTGAGATCACCCACGTCACCGAATGGAACCATCGCTCCGACACCGGTTTGCTTCAAATCAACGGGGTCAATTACGATCTCACACGCAACAGATGGGCTGTTGTCTGCAACCAGATGGGAGTCTGCGAGCAGGAACCACTACTCGATCCCCTCACAAACCTAAAAGCTGGATATTTACTGTGGCAGGTGGCAGGATGGGGACCGTGGAAAAGGAACTCACAATGATCCTCGCGGAGATGGATCCCCTATACGACAACGACACCAGTTTCTTCACTGACGCGAACTGTAAAGGTATGCCAGCCGACAAGTTCTTTATCGAGCCACGCACACCCCAACAGCACATCCTGATCGCTGAAGCCAAAAAGATCTGCGGTCTGTGCCCCGTACGGAAGCGTTGTCTAGAGTTCGCATTGAACAACTACATCCATCACGGCATCTGGGGTGGGTACACTACGAGACAACGGAGAGGAATACGGCGTGACCGACGAGATCGAGTTTGAACTAGAGGAATGGCAGAACCGTTGCGATGCTTTGCGTATTGCGAACGAGCGTCTGCGTGACGAACGAGACGACCTCAAAGACGTGGCAGAGGATCTGCACAACGAGCTGGAGGACACTCGCCGCCGTTTGAAAGAAGCAACGAGTGTGATCTCACGCCTGCGCACACACATCGCGCAAGGCATCGAACTCTAAACAACTTCAGGAGGGGATATGACACCAGCGGAAATAGATCTCTTTGTGGACCGTCTCTGCTCATTCTGGCCGACTACGAACATCGCACGAAACACATTGAAGAACGGGTGGAAACACTCCGAAATCATCATCGACGCAACCAGCGACCACGGCAAACAGGTACTCGCGGACTGCAAACCGTTACCAAAGTTTCCAGACCTGAACGCTATCGAAGCGATGTTTCGTAAGGTGATGAACCGCCAGCTCGCAGAGATCGGTTGCGACAAGTGCGGCAACACCGGCTTCATCGAAGGCACACCCATCCAACAGCTCGGCTTCACCTACAGAACATCCCAATACTGCTCGTGCAGGAGAACACAATGAAACCAACATTCGGATCCCTATTCGCTGGAGTCGGTGGCTTCGACATGGGCATGGAGGACGCAGGCTGGGAGTGCAAATTCCAGGTCGAATGGGACAAACACTGCCAACACATCCTCAACAAACACTGGCCCGACATCCCGAAATGGGGTGATGTATCCACAGTAAGTGGCACAGAGATCCCACCTGTGGACTGCATCATCTTCGGATCACCATGCCAAGACCTCTCCGTAGCAGGCAAACGAGCAGGTCTACAAGGGGAACGCTCAGGATTATTTTACGAAGCAGTACGAATCATAAAGGAGATGCGTCATGTCACAAATGGAACTTTTCCCCGATGGGCAATCTGGGAGAACGTCGCCGGAGCCTTGTCCTCCAACAACGGAAGGGATTTTGCAGCAGTCATCAGTGAAATGGCTGAAGCAGGGGCGGTTCTCCAAGAATACGCTCTCTTGGATGCGCAGTACTTCGGAATCCCCCAGCGACGACGTCGGGTTTTCTTGGTCGCTTGCTTCGATCCTGCAATCGCCCGCAACTGTCCCGACCCGCTACTACCTGTCAGCGAAAGCTTGCGAGGGAATACTGCGAAGGGCAAACCGAAGGGGAAAGTTGCTTCCAGAAAGATTGCGAACTGCCTTAGAGTCGGTAGTGGTGTTGGCGAAAGAGGCGACGGAACCGACAATCTCGTAATAGGATTTTCTCACACTCAAGGGTTATCGGCACAACCATCCGAAGTGGCATTTCCGACGTTGCGGACTGAGGGTTCAGGAATGGCTGTCGCATACGACGAATACAACGACACAATCAGCCCCGTACATCATGCGCTACGAGCAGGAACCAAACAATCCACAGGCGTACTCGTTGAGAATGAATATGAAGAACCAACAGTGTTTCAACCTGGAACGATGGTGCGTTTGGGTGGTGGAGTTTGGGAAGGTACTGTTCCGACCCTTCGAGCAGAAGCCAAACGCGGCGACAACGAACCGCACATTCACATTCACAACGCCGAACCGACAATGGCAGTACGCAGACTCACCCCCCTCGAATGTGAACGTTTGATGGGATGGCCCGATGACCACACCCGCTGGAAAGCAGACGGCACAGAACAAGCAGACACGCACCGTTACAAACAGTGCGGCAACGGGGTCGCATCACCAGTCGCCAAATGGATCGCATCCCACATCCTGAAAGCGCACCAATGAAACAAACCTACCGATGCCCCAAATGCCGGCGCACCTGCACCGTCTACATCAAACTAAGTGAACCACCCATCTGCTCAAACCCCAACAAACATCGACTCATGCCCGCATACATGGAACCAACCAGAAAGAACACCAATGAACCTTCTTGACATCATCGCCGCTACCGAAGCCAAAGAACAAGCCATC